CTGTCCCGTTTTTGATTTTATTCTTTTTTTTAAACGGCATGTTGTATACTTTTTTTTCTCAATCTTACCTTGATTCTGTAGTTGTTGTTTTGTGTATGGCTTTGGCACATATGTGTAATCTTTACCATATGCTTTACTAGAGAACAAACTTGCTAATAATAATAAAAAACCACCAATTACTAGAGCAAGAAACAACCAAGCAATACCTTCACCTATCTGTCTTCTCATCTGTTGTTGTTTATAAATTGTTTGTTGACGTTGTTTTCTGATCTGACCTTCCATCTGTAGAAGTTCATCATAGGCTTGGGGTCCATGAGTTAAATTCAAAAACATCTTGAGTTCGTATCTCTGTTCCTCAAGTTTCTTTTTTGCAGCGTACGCAGCCATTGCCGCCTCCTCAATAGAACCTGCTTTAAAAAGTTTCCCAAACAAGGGAGGATTCTTGGCTTGCTTTTCTGCATGATCAACATCTGATATAGCTCCCATCCAACGTCCAATGTCCCCCGACATTTGTTCAATGTCACGACCAACGGCAAATCCCTGTTTGATTGCACTAAAAGCTTTTGATGCCACGCCTACGGCTAATGATATAGTTACTGGATCCATATCCAGATTATATCATAGGTTACTTACCTTTCAAAGATGCCGCAGTATTAATACGATAGATGTTCACATCGTTCCTATCTTCGGCAATATTCTCTTGTAGCTTTTGTCTTTCTTGAGCTAATTGATAAGCCTGTTGTAGTTTAGCTGCATCAACTTGAAAGTTCATTTGATCATTCATAGCTTTACGTTGAAGTTCAGCTGTATCATTCTCAAGCTCTTTCTTCCTAATCTCAACCAAAGGATCTGTCTGCTGTGGTGCTAATGTCGGAATTAACTCATTCAAAATCTCACCAGTTTGTTGAGCAATCGCTGCTTCCATTGCAGCTGGATCAATCTCTGGAACAGGCTCACCTCTCATTTGTGCTTCTTGAGCCGTCTTTTGAAAGAATGTGGTCACCTGATCACGAGCCATTAAACCAATATGATCTTGTACATGTGCATGTAACATCAAAAATCCTTGCGGATTTGCCTGTGATGCAGGGTTCGACAAGAATGGAATATGTGCTCTGACATGTGCTTCATGATCTTGTTCCGGAAATGCTTGTAAAGGCATACCTTTTAGAGCGTTTCCGTTCTCGGTTGCCGGATCAATGGGTGCTGGTTTAGGTGGTTCTGGTAAAATAGCGTCAATATTCTTAATATCTAACGCATCATACATACGTCTATACGCTTCTCGCAAATTATGCATCTGCGGTGCAGCTTGTGCCATCTGTAATTGTGTTTGAGCCAGTGATAATCGCTGTGCCATAGAGAAAATGTTCGGATCTGACACTGGAAGTATGTCCACACGACCATCAAAGTCCTTTTGCATGGTTTCTGGAGGTACATTTCCAACAAAATAAGGGTATGGAACTGGATTTTCGCTAAAAATCTCGGCTAACATGCGAAATTCTTGCTTTTGTCCGTAATGTAGACGCTTATGTATGCTCGAAATGATCTTTGAACCCTGTTCAATCAACGCAACAGTCGTTCCAACAGGTGCATTTGAGTTTACATCTGCTATTTTTGCGTCTGCAACCTGTGCAAAACGCTTTCCAGAGTCAACAACTACACCTAAAAGATTAGCTAATGTGGCTGATGGCTCTTTATATGGCAGTGGGATGATTGAGTTTTTGAGATCTCCGCCTGGGACATCGATGTCTCTGAACTCACCAGGATTAAGAGGCTCATCATCGTTACGAATACGAACACCCCTCGATTTAAAACCTGCTGGAAGATTTGATAAAGTACCTGCATCAATTAATTGCCTTAAAATAGAAGTTGCCGCACGAGACAATCCACCAATTGTGTGCAGTAACCCGAAACCATAAAATCCAAATCCCGGTAAAAATTTAAAGTGTACAAAATACTGCCTCTTTCTCTTTAGTGGGTCTTCTTCTCTAAAGTTTCTAACCACCGATAACACTTTTCCAGAATTTTGATCAATGGTAACAATATAAGGCAACATAACACCCGAAGGATCCCCCGCCATATCCGTGTCTTCAAAACCCTGCAAGTCCAAGTCAATGTGGCATTCCAATAAGGTATAAGAGTCATCAGAATAGTTTGGACGTAATCCCAACAGCTCATCAGCACGTTCTTGGATAGCTCCATCGTCTTCGCCATCGTTTGCTTCAGATAATTCAACATCTCTATAAACTCCTGCTACTTGTAGTTTGCGAATGTCATTATATGACATAGTAACAACATGTGTCACCCTCTCCGCTGTTCTTAAATCACTAGCCGAATACGGAACGACCAAATCTTCCGCTGGTACGAACTTGGAAACGGCTCTCTTTTTAGTCTCATCAAAATAAACTTTTTTAAATGTAGATCCAGTTAACGGCAAATAAAACAACATTTGATCTGTGTCTGGGTCATACTCCTCCATGATTTCAGTAACCTGATAATTCATAAAGTCTTCTACACGCTGTGCTTGATCTTCAGTCTCCTTGGTCGGTGATCCAAGGATCTGGGTCTTTACAGGACCGCCACTTGGTAACATCTCCTTGTACGCCTGTGCTTGAAACTGGGTCACAGCCTCTGACAATAATGGATGTGTTACACCACTGGCACCTAAGAAGGGTTCACTTCGATCTTCGTAATTTATACCAAGTAACCCTAATCCCTTTGCAATAGCCTCTTCCCAATCTTCCCTAGACTCAACGTCCTCACGGAACTTGGCTCGTAAATCTGATGATAGTTCTCCCAGAACTGAATCGTCAAGAACCTCTGCAAGATTGGCTGCATGATCATATTCTTCTGTTTCAACTTCTAATTCCTCATCGCCAATCATTTCAACACCCTCGGGCATTGTTTCCATATCTTCTTCTACTGCAACTTCTATTTGAGCATCATCCTCCATCATTGGTGCTCCACCTGCTCCCATAGATGACTCTACCATGCCTGCTATTTCTCTAGGTTCTGCCATTAGTATATCCTCGTAGTTCGTTTTTTGTTTGGTAACATTCTATCCGAAAATCTGTTTTCGATTTCTATGTAAACTCCTTTACTTGCTCTTACAGCACCACCTCTTTTCCAACTTCCTGTGTCTTTGTATTTTTGAAAAGCCTGCATTAGTTTTCTTGTATCACCATCAATACCCGGTGCATTTATTGTTGGTGGTTTCTGACGAGCAAGACTCTTTTCTAGGTCTGCTGCTACTTTTGCTCTCTCTTTTTTCGCTTGTTGTTCTGCTCTCACAACCTGATTCTTTTTTTCTTGTTTAGCTAGATTTGTTGCTTCTCTGAATTTGTTCTTCTCTTCCGATGTTTTTCTTAAACCAGGAACTTTGTTTTGACCTATGAACCTAACTCGTTTCATAACATCACTATCACCGGGTGCTGCTTTTGCTAAATCTGCGTAGCTTTGCATGTTAGGATCTCTAATTAAACGCTGTCTTATCTCACCTTCTTTCATTCCTGCTAATTCAGCTTCTGAAAAATCTCCAATCCTTTTTGGTGTGTATGCCTCATCTGGTGCAAGATATAAACTCTCGTCTCTAGTTCTCCTCCTGACAGGTTGTACTGTAACTTCTTCAGCTTTTACAGTCTCTCTTATTTTTCCATCCTTGGATTGTATGGTAACAGTTTTTGCATATGGATTTACTTTTTCAACAACACCATCATCTATCTTCTTCGAACTAACAGTGCTACCCTTCTTAACCATAGCCTTGCCCGCAGATTTAAGACCCTGTTTTATTAATTCACCAAAACCCATTAATAATATTCCCTTGCTCTGCGAGGATACCAATTCTCTGGAATCTCTTCGCCTTTTAAATCTATAAAGCCACCCTGTCTAAATCTCATCAAAGCCATCGTCATACTATCACAATAGTCATCATGATCACCATTCGGAAAAGAGGCAACCTCTTCAATAACATCTTCTGCAAACTTCTCTCCATCAGGATACCATACTTTACCCGATTCGAATATAGGCGATACTATATGCATTCTCATAGTCTTATCTACACCACCACCACCTTTTCGTCTACCAGGACTAAACGTAGTAACAGGAAGATTTAACAATCTTAATTCATCAGCCAAAGGTTGTCCACTCGCTTTTGCCTCAATCAACATCATATCAGGATCCCAATACTCATTTTGCTCTATAGCAATCTCCTTCAACTCGGGAAAACTCCACCGACCTTTTTGTGCATCTAACATGATTAAATGCTGATCCCCATTCTCCTTCGGCTCAAACACACCCCAAGTCGTAATCGCACTATAGTCAGCCGTCTCCTTTTTACTATACGCAGTATCATAACTCTGAATTATATAATCTAATCTAGGCGTATCAGATCGCTCCCAACTCTGCCACCAATCTCTCTTGATCATGGCAACAGCTTCCGATGTCGGATTTTGTTGCCACTGGGCATTCCACTTGACCGGGGACAGTGATGCCTTGACCTTTAATAATTCATCAACTTCCCAAAACTCGGGCCATAATGGTTTATCACTAGGTAAAATGGCAGGAAATTCTATTACCTCCCATTGATCTGCCATAGTATCCATCGCCATATTTTGTATCAAACGACCAGTCAAATCCTTCTTCGACCATCTCGTCTGCACAATTATAATGGTTCCCCCCGGTTGTAATCTCTGTCTCGGTCCAGATGTGTACCACTCATATGTATTATCATAAGCAACCGTGGACAATGCATCTTGTTCCGAGTGCGGATCATCAATGATCAATAAATCCGCTCCACGACCCGTCATTGCGGCACCCAC